TTAATACAAGACTTCAACGCATTTATTCAGTGTTTCAATGGGCGGTGGATGGCCGCCGGTTGTCATAACTAAGCCGCCTCGGTGAAGCGACTGAGGTATGAAAAAACCCGCCGTGGCGGGTTATTCTTGCTGACTAACAATTTCAATTTTCACGTTGAATCCTGGGTAGTCCCGCGCGGAGTCTAAATCCTCAAGGATTGCGCTGTGCAATTCGCCAGTCGACAAATTCGACTCTTCAAGCTCAGCAACTGTTACCCTTACAACAATCTCCATACCCTTATCCTCTGTCGTTACCCGCTGATGCGGGAGAAATGCTTTATCAGTCAACTGTAAATTCTTGAGCTACAACTCATCGCGAATCTGTGAGAGTGTGCTGATTGCGAGGTAATACCCGCGTCGATGCTCTTCTGTTTTGTACGCACGCATATCGTCTTTGATCGATGCTATTGCCTTATTTAGGACCTCAACTTGTGCTTCTTTAATCGCCTGTTTGCGCGGCTTCTGACGCTTCTTAGGAAGGTCTCTTAAACACGCCGGAATGTATGTCTGAGTCATAAAAAATCCTCTTGTGATTCAGCCCAGCCCACTCTGCTTCGAATGGACTGGAATAAATCTTTTTATTCGCTTTGCCATAATTGCCGCTCTTCCTGAGCCCGCCTATGGTCCGACGCATGGTTTACTGTCGCGCCGTTCGACTGACCGAATCTCCACTTCGCCGCTGGCTAACTTCGCTCAGCTGTCGATGTTTCGTTTCGATGAGTTGAATATACAAAACGTATTCTTATCATGCAATACGAAATGTATAATTATTGGGTGTACCTTGGGTAACAAATTGTATTTTAAAATGATTTATTTTTTGCTTTAGTGCTAGAAACCAAAAATAGAGGGGGGGGGATTCATCTTGCGCTTACGCATTTATGAGGTGGTAATTATCTGTGCATGAATGGGAAGTGAAGGGCGGCATTGCGCCACCGTCATAAGGTGGCGGCGTGGGGTGGAGTTGAATAGTGGGTTATTTAGCTTGCCGGAGAATGGCAATAGGCGGTAGATACCAGATCGTACTGTTTATTTTCAATTTTTACCTGGTTGCGCCCAAAATCCCCAGCTGCAGAGCTTGTCATTACCGGCTGCTTAGAAGGTTTGATTGTTACGGTGTTGCTTTTTTCAACGTATACGAACCTTGCTCCAATTTTGCTGATGTGTGTTTTCCCAGAAACTACACCACAGACAGCTTTACCGCTTTCTGATTCAACTACTTTGACGTCACTAAAGGTAAGTCCGCTTGCAACTAAAAAGGTGTTGTCACAAGTTGCTATAGCCAAGGGTTTCTTTGACTCATCAGCAGCTGCTACTCTCATGAATTCTGCGCACTTGTTCGTCGCTTCACGAGACTTCAGGTTATCGATAACTGCGGTTTTTGTTTGCTCAACCAAGGCCGTGTCTTGGGCATATAGAGATGTTGAGCAAAGCAGTAGCGATAACAAAATTAGGTTTTTCATAAGCATCCTTACTGTTTACGTTTAAATTAGTCTTAGCTTCGTTTCCACAGCTACGCCAATTATCCTGCAGTTCCCGTTAATAGGCACCAGCGGCCACTGAGGATTTAGGCCCTTCAGATATTTCTGCCCGCCATCAATGACTAACTTTTTGAACGTTGCTTCGTTCGAGTCAGATAGCTTGGCAATTACCAGGCTACCATTGACCGCGTCTCTCCCGGTGTCGAAAAGTACAAAGGTTCCTTCAGGAATACTCAACCCAGTAGGAGCAGTCATTGACTCACCCTCGACGAGCAACCAGAACGCGTCACCCTGGATGTGAGCATTTGACTCAAGCCAGAGATCTATATCTTTTAGGGTGTAGGGCTCAACCGCTTCGCACCATGAACCAGCCTGAACGCTGCTGATTACTGGGTACTTATTCCCAGGACTATAGGGACCAGCGTACTCAACATCACCCTTAAGTGTGTCATCAATGATCAAGCCGCCTGCTCCTACGGAAAAGTTCTTTTTGCCAAGGAACTGCAATATTTTTGCGATCTCGGAAAGGCTTGGCTCTCGTCGAGCGTTCAGCCAATGGCTTACCGCACCTTTAGTAATGCCGAGGTGTTCCGCCAGCTGTTCCTGATTGATGCCCTGACTCTTCATCAGGGTCTTAGCTAAGTCGTACCATTTCATAGTCATACCTGAATGATACAAGTTGTATATATTTGCGCGAGCCACAATTCGTATATTTTACTTGCGAACAAAGAATACAAAACGTATATTTAAGTTGTTTAAAGGAGACCCGACATGAACAACATTCGAAAAATCCGCAGAAACATAGGTTTGACTCAGCGCCAGATGGCTGAAGAGCTGAACCTCACGACAGGTGCGGTTTGCCATTACGAAAAAAATAAACGCAGCTTAAGCCTTGAGCAGTGCCGGGCGATTGTTGCAGCTCTGAATAAGCATGGCGCTTCAGTAAGCGTTGATGACGTTTTTCCACCAATTAACAGCAACGCCGCCTGACCGGCGGCCCTAATCACGAAAGGGAAAGCAATGCATTCACTTGCGTATCAACAAGGTAACAAATTTTCGCCAACGGCGATGATTTACCAGAATCGCCGGGAACCTGATTCCAAGGCGTTAAACATCGATGGGATCCGCGCAGCTGTTCGCGCCTGGGCAGCTGATTGCCGCAGCCGTGAATTTGTCGCAGCGCTGATTGTTGAAGAGTGGCGGGCAAACGGCAGCACTGGGCTGGATATCCCGACTGACTCGCATCGCCAGATGCAGAAAGTGTTTCGCTGGATCGATGGCGACACCGAGTACGCCGCCAACAACATTCGACAGCTGGCCCCGGCAATCATGGCCGTGCTGCCGCTGGAGTACCGCAACCGCCTGGCGCCGCAGAACGACACGATGTCGCTGATCGCTACTGCGATGAAAGAGTGCGCCGAAGCTAAGCAGGCCGTGCTGCTGGACGCTCCAGAGCATCAGAAGCTGAAAGAGGTAAGCGAGGGTATAGCGTCGCTGTTCCGCCTTATGCCGGAGCAGGTAGGGCCGTTGATGACGATGGTCACGTCGATGCTGGGTGTCATGTGAGAGTCACCAGAAAAGAAAAAGCCCTTGAAGCGGTAACTTCAAAGGCCTTCCAAACACTGTGTTACTTCGGGTAACGGGAGTAAGTATGGCAGGACAAACAAAGCAAGTAAACACCGACCTAAGGGCTGGTGACAGGTTCGAAACCGCATACCCATTTATCTATGTGTGCACAGATTATCAGTCATACGACGGCAACGTGCATACCGATGAGCGTTGGATTGGCGGCTGTCACAAAAATTATGAGCCCGCTGACTCCGGGTATGGTGATCAGTGCTTTTACACGGCTGATGCTGAAGGAAAGCGAATTCTTGAGGTTTTGGCTGTCGTGGAAATGCCAGGGAACTGGCAGAGAAGAATTATTTACTCCTGCCATCTCATAGAGCCTGAAGGCAAGGAGAGGAAAGGCAGGAAGGCTTACACAGTAACTGAATCCAGATTCTTAAAAATGGCTTCTGGTTATTTTGCAGATTACGAATTGGAGGATGCCTAATGGCTCGCTCAAGAAACATTAAGCCAGGCTTTTTCACTAATGATGAACTGGCAGAATGCTCTCCATTTGCTCGCCTGCTTTTCGCCGGGCTGTGGACTATCGCTGATAGAGAGGGTAGGGGTGAAGATCGCCCTAAAAAGATCAAAGTGCTAGTCCTCCCGTTCGATAGTATCGACGTAAACGAGCTGATGCAGACGCTGCATGACAAAGGCTTTATCCGCAGATATGAGGTGGATAGCGATAAGTACTTCCAGATCTGCAACTGGTCCAAGCATCAGAACCCTCACCATAAAGAAATTGCATCTGTAATTCCGGCGCCGCCTGAGCATAAAGACACGGTTTGCGATGGCTATGTGCCGCTGAGCAATACCATTCGGGACGCGATAAAGAAGCGAGACGGTGAAAAGTGCAACTACTGCGGCTCAACGCACGATCTCGAAATTGACCACATCTTGCCAGTTTCAAAAGGCGGAAACAGCAATGCTGAAAATCTTCAGGTGCTTTGCAAGCAGTGCAACATACTGAAATTTAATCACATTGTTAACCATGAAGAATGCATGAAACAACGTAAGGTCATCCTTGCTTCAAGCATGAACCAAGAACAAGTTATGGAAATCGCTTCTTGTCCCACTGATTCCCTTAACCTGATTCCTGATTCCCCTATCCCTGATCCTGATTCCTTGGTTAACACCCAAGCCGCTTACGCGTCTTGCGAAGAGGCCAATGCGGATATTCATGAGATATCGAGTCGGTACGCATTCGAGGGCCAAATCGTTCGGCTGAACCACAAGGACTACCAGGCATGGTTAAGCCTGTACCCGCTGATAGACCTGAACTACGAACTGCAGAAACTGGATATCGAGTTCACCCATGAGAAGCCAAAAAACTGGTTTATCACTGCCAGCCAGAAGTTGAGTTATCAGAACAAGCAAGCGGCAGTACGCGGCAAACCAGCCGCAAAGCCGGATCTGGACTTCAACAACACTGACTGGGCCTATGAGGTGATGCGATGAAATCTCTTGCAGAGCAGATGCATAACCACGACCGCGAGCAGATGAGCCGTATGGCCCATAACCTGCCAGAGCAATACCAGGAACGCGCACCGGTAGAGCAGGTAGCTCAGGTATTCAACAAGCTGTTCAACGAGCTGCGCGCCGCGTTCCCGGCAAGCATGGCTAACTTCCGAACCCAGGAAGACCTGAACGAATTCCGCCGTCAGTGGCTGCTGGCGTTTCAGGAGAACGGGATCCACTCAATGGCTCAGGTTGATGCCGGTATGCGCATTGCCCGCCGTCAGGAGCGCCCATTTCTGCCGTCTCCGGGACAGTTCGTCGCCTGGTGCAAGCAGAGCGGCGGGGCGCTGGGCATCACCGTTGACCAGGTGATCGCCGAGTACTGGGACTGGCGTAACCGCTCGTTCGAATTCACCTCCAGCGAGCAATTCCCCTGGTCTCAGCCGGTCATGTACCACATCTGCGTCGAACTTCGCCACCGCAGTACAGAGCGCCAGTTGACTCATGGTGAGCTGGCACGCGAGGCAGGTGATCTGCTGGACATGTGGGAGAAGCGCGTCACCGAGGGTAAGCCTGTGCCGCCGGTACGCCGGGCAATTGCAGCACCTGCCGCCCAGCATGGGCCTACGCCGATCCAGTTGCTGCAGGCCAAATACAACCGCAACAAATCGAACGGGATGGTGTGAGATGAAAGGCAAACAGGCAATTCTGCGTTATCTCGAAACGCACCGTACCTTCACTGCAAAGGATGTGGCCACAGAGTGCGGCATGACCATCAACTGCATCACGAAGAACGCTATCGATCTGGAGCGGGCCCGGAAGATTGTGCGGATGAGCAAGGTCTGGCGAACGGTGACTTATCGCCTGGCTACGCCAGAAGAACAGGCTAGCACCGCGCGCAGTTGTACAAACGGAATATTTCAGGAGTGCCGTAACAGTCCGGCTATGAGAAGGGTATTGATGGTTTGGGGGAGGGTAGGGGTATGACACGCATCCGTAACTTTGGCTGGAATCGCCTCAAGCTGGCAACCCTGTCATACGAAGAGATAAGCGCTCTCGAAGAGCAGGTGAAGCAGGAGCACGCCTGTAGCGATGGAATCCACATGTACGACAAAGCAGGTCGCGACAAACTCGATGCCCTTAGCTGGGCTGTATACAACAAGCAGAAGCAGGAGGCTGCCCAATGAGCAACATCGGCAAACGCGCATTACGTGAAGAGTTATCGAACCCGGCGATCGGTAGCAATGCCCACCTGCGAAAGTTAGCGCTGGCGCTGCTGGATGAGTTGGAAGCCGCAGAGAAGCGTAATGCGGAGCTGGAGGCGCGGGAAGTAACGCTACCTCCAACCTTCTGGTACGACCATGACGATTTACCGAGAGAAATACCAGTGCTTTCCAGGCGATTGGTAATAAAGGCGCTGCGTGAGGCTGGCGTGAAGGTCGCCGCAGCCGGTAAAGGAGAGGCATCATGAGCACTATTACAAAAGAGCAATTAATCGAAGAGGCGAAGCAGGCCGTTGAGGGCTGTCGCAGGCTACTGCGTGTGTCGCCGGACGTTGAGGCGCACAAGATAAGCCTCCGCCTTGCTGAAATCGCGCTGGCATCGCTCGAAGCTGAGGCTGTGGCGTTGATTTCTGAGCGAAACCTTAAAAACTTAGGCAAGTCATATTCCGTATACGTTAAACATGAGCCAGTAATGGTTAGGCCAATTCCACTATTCACCGCCGCGCCAGCGCCGGTATCTGTTCCTGACTTCGGAGCATTAACGAAATGCATCGTTCAGCGCCTGGTTGATTATGGTGCTGCGGATGATGACGCTATCGCCAGCGCGGAGGAGTTTGTTTACAACGCCTGCCGCGTCGCCATGCTTCAGTCGTTCTGTAATTCCGAACAACTCAACTCTCCGGTGATTGCGGATGGTTGGGTGGCTTGCAGTAAGCGGATGCCGGAATCCATGGTAAGCGTGCTCGTTACTGGAACCTGGTTTCATCATGCTGTTTCATTCTGGGATGGTGTGTCCTGGTGCGATCTGGATTTTGAGCAGCCTGTCACTCACTGGCAACCACTGCCAGCAGCACCACAGCAGGAGGTGAAGTGATGGCCAACCTGCAACTTGCTGTTAACGGTGAATACTTCGACCAGATGAAGTCAGGCGAGAAGGTTGAAGAGTATCGTCTGGTAAATCCTTACTGGTGCCGCAGACTGTCCCATGGACATAACCAACAATTACCGCGTCGTTTTGACCGCCTGATTATCACCCGCGGCTACCCAAAGCGTGATGACCAGACCAAGCGCATTGACATCCCGTATAGCGGTTACGAAGTGAAGATGATCACACATCCGCATTTTGGTCCCGAACCGGTGAAAGTATTCGCCATCAGAGTGAATATTTGTTCGTGAACGCACCTAAACTCATCCTCGCATACAGCAGCCAATGAGGGTGATATTAAAGCAAAATATTTGGTCACAATAACAACAGACGATAAGCAATATGAGTTCGAAACAGTGATAGAGCGAGGGGATAGGATTAGCGATGAGGAGCTAATTGCAGCACTATCTCCCGAAGCAGATCGTTATCTTGAATCCCTTGGTAATGAAGGTGCGTATGGAAAGCGCAGGCAGTTTAGAAGTCTTAATTATAATTTTTTAGAGATAGTTGATTAGTACCATATAATCCCCTCAAATCATCGAGGGGATTTTTATGTCGGACTGGAACATTGCAGCAAAGCCGCAGGAAGATCGCCATAAGGTTAACGTTGACCTTGCTGCATCTGGCGTGGCATACAAAGAGCGCCTGAACATGCCGGTTGTCGCTGAAGTGGTGATGCGCGAGCAACCAGAGAACCTGCGTGATTACTTCCTTGAGCGCCTTAAGTTTTACCGTGAGAAGTCGATAACTTTCCCGAAAGGTAGCGATCCGGTTTACCTGAAACAGGAGGATAATAAGTGAGCTTTGAATACATAGCATTTCCAGAGGGTGAAGAACCTCACAAAGATACTATTGATGATCTTTTGCCTGGAGCCCCATTTAAGATAAATGGCAATTGGGAGCTTAGAAGGTTTGGTGTATTTGAGATATCTAAGCCAGGTGAAATCGTTGAGTATCTTTATGCACATAGCGGAAAAGACAAACCAGGCGATTCGGTAATTAAAAAAGCAATTCTTTCACTCAATCCTGAACCTTATAAGCGATAAAAAACACCCTTTGATTTTCCATAATCAACCAGCCATAATCATGTCATCGGAGCCTGAACAACTCCGGTGACTTCTGCGCATTTAAGGGGACTTAAATGCGACCACAATCTGAACTCCTCAACTTGTCACAGATGCAGAAATGCACCTGCGATTTCATGCATTCTGCGTTACCTCTCGGAGGTGGCGCATGAAACAGCACTACTGCATCGTTAACGACACCGTTAAAGACAATCTCATCGCGTACATTCGCACACTGCCAGTAAACCCTCGCGCGCCGATGGTGGTCGAGGCCCGGGAAGAGACCCGAACCGACAAGCAAAACCGCCTGATGTGGCCGCTGCTGAAAGACCTGTCTGACCAGGTAGTCTGGCACGGCGAAAAGCTTACCCGCGAAGAGTGGAAGGACCTCATCACTGTTCTGGTGAATCAGACCCAGGACCAGGAACAGAAATCCGCGCCGGGCATCAACGGTGGGCGCGTTTATTTCGGCGTCCGCACATCCAAATCCAGCAAGCGCTACATGGTCGATGTCATCGAGGCGATTTACTGGTTTGGTACCGACCGCGGCGTGAAGTTCTCCGAGGCATCCAGTAAGCGCATTGCCTGGGCGCAAGAGTGGAGGGCTTCCCGTGGGTAATCCTCTCGCACGCGTCATCACCAACGAAATCTTCCGCGTTCCGGCGCGCCGCCAGCGTAAGCCCGTGGTTAAGCCGTCCGACATCCCGACCCTGAAGGGCTACACCGCCCGCCTGGTGGATCAGAAATGGCTGCGTCTCGCGGCGAGGAGAAAATTTTCATGAGCATGTATCAACGCATTAATGGCGCTGACTGGCGCAATATTTTCGTCGTCGGCGATCTGCATGGGTGCTACACGCTGCTGATGAATGAGCTCGAAAAAGTTTCGTTCGACCCTGCGTGTGATTTGCTGATTTCGGTTGGCGACCTTGTTGACCGCGGCGCGGAAAACGTCGAATGCCTGGATCTGATTACTATGCCGTGGTTCCGCGCTGTTCGTGGCAACCATGAGCAGATGATGCTGGATGGCCTTTCGGAGTTTGGAAACATCAGTCACTGGCTGGTAAATGGTGGCGGCTGGTTCTTCAATCTCGACTATGACAAAGAGATGCTGGCCAAGGCTCTGGTCCACAAAGCGGCTGAGCTGCCACTCGTCATCGAGCTGGTTACCTCCGATCGGAAAATCGTCATATGCCACGCTGACTACCCGCACAATGAATACGCATTCGATAAGCCAGTACCAGAAGAAATGGTGATCTGGAACCGTGAGCGAGTAAGCGAAGCGCAGGACGGAATCGTCACTGAAATTACTGGTGCTGATCTGTTTATCTTCGGCCACACCCCAGCACGCCAGCCCCTGAAGTATGCGAACCAGATGTATATCGATACCGGTGCCGTGTTCTGCGGAAACCTCACGCTGGTACAGGTTCAAGGTGGT